AAGCATAGGTATTGACCATGATTGCAGAGTATTTCAAACATTATGTGGAATATTGCCAACTGATTACAAAATAGAAAATAATATATTTATAACTAAAGATAACTTTAAACCAACTATAATTCATGGCAATGGTAAAGCAGATATGAATTTTATATACGAACTAATTTAAAAAAGAAATAATTATGCCAATACCTAAAGAAAAAGAAAACGAACAAGATTATATTGCAAGATGTATGGCTGATTCAGATATGAATGATAAACATCCTAATTCTGATGAACGATTTGCAGTATGCAAAGGAATTTATAAAACTGAAAAATTTGCAGGTGGAATATCATTTGACTATGATGGAACACTATCCACAAGTAAAGGAAAAGAACTTGCATCAAAATATATTAAGCAAGGTAAAACAGTTTATATCATAAGTGCAAGAAATAGCAAAGAAGGGATGCTAAAAGTAGCTGAAACATTAGGAATACCAACATCAAGAGTATTTGCAACTGGTTCAAATGAAGAGAAAATAAAAAAAGTAAAAGAACTTGGCACTATACATTATGATAATAACAATGATGTAATTAAAGAACTTAAAAATAAAGGTAAATTAATATAATGGGAAGACCAGTAGGAACAAAATACATAGAAACACCTGAAAAACTTTGGGAAAACTTCGAGAACTATAAAAACGAAACTAAATCTAATCCAATAAAGAAACACGTATTCGTAGGTAAGGATGGAAACGCAGACTATGAACTAATAGAAAGACCATTAACAGTTGATGGTTTTGAAGTATGGTGTTGGAGAAACGAGATTATAAGCGATTTAAGCCAATATTTTGCTAATACGGAGAATAGATACACAGATTATCAAACTATCTGTTCACGTATAAGGAAAGAAGTACGCAATGACCAAATAGAGAAAGGACTTGCAGGCATTTATAACACAAGCATAACACAAAGGTTAAATGGCTTAACTGATAAGAGTGAAGTAACAGTTAAAGAACAGCCACTTTTTCCCGATGACCAATTTTAGCAAGAAGCTTAAAAACATTGGTATTCGCTCACCGTCAAAATCGCATTTATGACATTCAAAAGAACCACTGCAATAAACAAACTTTTAAAACTTGAAAAACGAAAGAAAATAATTCAAGGCGGAACGAGTGCGGGAAAAACATTTGGTATACTGCCTATATTAATTGGCAGGGCATCTAAGCATCCTAATACAGAAATAAGTATTGTAAGTGAAACTATACCACATTTAAGAAGGGGTGCGATAAAAGACTTCCTGAAGATAATGGAATGGACAAATCGATATGAAGATTCAAGATGGAACAGAACTTTATTAACTTATAAATTTGCCAATGGTTCTTACATCGAGTTTTTTAGTGCTGAACAAGAATCAAAGCTACGAGGTGCGAGGAGAAATGTACTTTATATTAATGAAGCTAATAATATTAGTTTTGAAAGCTACCATCAATTAGCTATCCGTACAAGTGGTGATATATGGTTAGACTTTAATCCAACATCAGAATTTTGGGCGCACACCGAAGTATTAAAAGACAATGATGCAGACCACATAATATTAACATATAAAGATAACGAGGCATTACCCGAAACAATTGTACAAGACATTGAACAAGCAAGGATAAAAGCGCAATCAAGTTCATATTGGGCAAATTGGTGGAAGGTTTATGGATTAGGTGAAATCGGTTCACTGCAAGGGGTTGTATTTGATAACTGGCAACAAGTAGCACGAATACCAACAGATGCAAAGTTATTAGGTTACGGAATGGATTTTGGATTTACAAATGACCCTACAACATTAGTCGCAGTTTACAGAATGGATAACCAACTTTACTTTGATGAGTTACTATATCGAACTAATATGACTAATACTGATATTGGAAACTTTATGAAAGCAGAGGGTATAGGTAGACCATACGAGATAATAGCAGATAGTGCGGAACCTAAATCAATTGAAGAATTAAGAAGGCAAGGATTTATGATTACACCTGCAAAAAAAGGAGCAGACTCAATAAAAATAGGAATAGACATATTAAAAAGAGAGCCATTTTATGTTACTCAAAATTCAACTAACATAATCAAAGAGTTAAGAGCATACCAATGGGCAACTGATAGAGATGGAAAGGTAACAGGTAAACCAGTAGACCATTCTAACCACTCAATAGATGCAATGAGATACTTTGCATTAAACAAGTTGAATAACAGACCGAGTGGCAAGTATGCTACTTTTAAAATTTAGCAAAAAAGTAAAAAATTTATATATTAAAGAAGATGAAGTTTGAAAAAATAACCATTAGTCAGTTTATAAAATGCAAAACAATTGCAGAACTTGAAACAGACCCATTGAATCGAAACATTAAAATGTTAGCTGAATTAACAAACAAAACATTTGATGAAATAGAATCGATGCCAATTGAAGCCTTAACAAAAGCGTTAAAAGTATTTAGTGAAATAGAAAACCTAAATCCAAACGCGCGAGTGAAAATGGATTTTAAAGTAAAGGGTAGAAGGTTTAAATGTATTTGGCAAACTCAAAAATTAAAGGCAGCGCAATATATTGATGCAACATCCTTCTGCAAAGATGAGGTGAACATAATAAACAACATTCATAATATACTTGCAGCGATTTGTGTTGAGAAAACATGGTATGGTAAGGTAAAGAAATACGATGGTGCAAATCATAAAGAGGTTGCAGACTTGTTTTTAAACCACATGAAAATTGAGCAGGCATATCCTATCATGCTTTTTTTTTGCAGGTACTACAAGGAATTAGCAGACAATATCCTAATTTATTTGGAATCGGAAGCGGAGAAAGCACTGGCGAAAGTGAAGCCAATATTGGACAAACATTCGAAACTAAGTGGGGTTGGATTGTAGCAATAAACAACCTTGCAAACAACGATAGAAGTAAGTGGGAATACTACGAAGATATGAACATAATAGAGTTCTTAAACACATTAGTATTCTATAAAGACAAAAGTGAAGACGATAAAATAAAATGGCAAGCGCAGCAACGAACATAGGCAGTAAGTATGGCAGTTCATTAGATACCTTTGCAAAGGATTTAAAGAGTGGTGTTGATGCTGTATTCTTGAAGTGGGCTAATGATTCTATTTTAATAATGTCAAAGATTATAAAGAGTAAAGCAAGAACCAAGCAAGCGAGTACGTTAGCATCTGATTTATACCCTAATGTAATTAATAATGGAATCCAAATAGTAACCACTCAAAATTATTGGGAGTTTGTGGATGAAGGTGTAAAGGGTGTATTTAACAAAGGCAAAGCACCTAACAGCAAATTCAGTTTTAAAAACTTAGGAGTGCCAAAGGATATGCTAAATAGTTTTAAACAATACATAGCACGAACTGGAAGTAAGGGATTAAGAAAACAAAGTTTAATCCGAAAGAATAAAAAGAAACAAGCAGACTTAATCACAAAGGAAGCTATGAGTATGGCAGTAGCAACCAAGATAGGTGGAATAAAACCAATGAACTATGTCGAACCTGCTGTAGGTGCTAAAAGATTAAAGATATTGAATAAAGCACTATCAAAAGAAATGGCAGTAAAAATAAGATTAGCAATTATAAAGTAATTATAAAATAATGGCAATAACAATAATATCAACCCCAAGTGCATTTATGGCTGCTTACAATCAAGTACCATATACAATTAGTTCAAATATGACCGCACAACCTAACTTTAACTTCATAGTTGATGTAAACCAAACAGGAGGTGCAAATAATCCATTGGCCAGGTTAAAATATCCAGTACAACCAAGTTCAGCACAATTAACTTTTGATATTGGTAACGTACTTAAAAACTATGTCAGTTACGACTTTAACAATGTTACAGCAGTATTTGCAAGTAACACTAATTCAAGATTGCAATACTTTGTTCAGTTTCGTGAATTATACGATGTAAGTGGCATACCAACATTAACAGGAGTTTTAGCAAGTCACCCAACAACCCCCAGTTCAAGTAGTTTTAATTTAGCAACTAATTCAATCTTTGATTTTGAAGACTATTCCAACGCTGCTATGGTAAACAAAAGCATAACTAATATTGGCTACCTATCAAACGCATCAAGTATTGAAAGAATTGAAAGCAATCAAGAAAAGTTCTTATATTGGTTTGACCCAAGCAATAAAGTAAAATACATCCAATACACAGGAGCAACTGGTAATGTAGTAACAGCAGTTAGTTTACCTGCAACAGAGTATCAATTTAGCACAAGAGCAGGGAAATATGCACAAGATATACTAATAGCAGGTGGCATAAGCATAATAGATACTTACAATGTATCATTATTAGGT